CGATGCAATGTATCCTTGAGCAGTGCCACCAGTAACAGTTTGCGTTATCCTGTCGCCAATAGTTGGAGTTCCTGTATAAGAATCTGCTAATTTAACTGCATATAACGAAGAGAATGTATTTTCAGTAAATACAGTCGTTGATGAAAACTGTTGTGGATTCTTCAACAGTCCGATTTGACAAAACTTGGTGTCAATGGGGAAATCTTTGGTTGAATCATCAAACCTAGCATAAATCAATACTTTATCAGTTCCCAGTTCAGTATAAACATCATATCCATGTCCTCTGGATGGTGGAATGATGGGAATCAATTTTGCTGGGTTAGAAATAGTTCCTGTTCTTTTTAAATCTACGATTCCATAAGTATATCCTTTTCCACCAGATACAATAGATGTTCCTGTAATAGTTCCACTACTATCAACGGTGATTGAAACTTCGCCACCAGAACCATCTCCTAAGATGTCATAGGTTCCTGCACTATATCCTGTTCCGCCATCTTCAATATAAACTTTTTTAATTTGATTATCGTTTACTTCAGAATCTCCACCTTCTCTAATCGTCTGAATATCGGTGTTTGTTGAAGTTGCCCAATCATTAGGAACAACGACATACTCTGTAGAGTCAAATTTAATAATATCAGATGGAGATACAGAGAACAAATACTTCCAAATATACCCATCACCACTAGAACCAGCAGATGATGGATCTACGTCAGTAAATGTTGGTTCATCTAGTGATCTTCCACCTGTTGGATTTGTTCCAGAAGAACCATTATCAATACAAATATAAACTCTATAATCACTATTAACTACGTAATAGTTTGCATCATAAAGTCTGGAGGTTTTGGAGATTGGCGTTTGATTTAAAATACTATAATCATGTCTATACATATCATAGGCAGTATTGGATGTCCAATCAACTTTTCTTATAACTCTTCTGATATTTGCACTAGTAATTTTTTTACCAAATAAAGAAGCATCTCTATATTGGGAAATATACTGAAAATTGTCAATAGGATTAGGAGTATTTGTATCCCAATCAGAAGTTCTACCAAATCCGGGATTTGGAGAAGTTGGATTGACAAATCCTAAGAAAGCGTAATATGAATTATTAGTATCCGATACAGAATCTACAAAGTTACCAGCATTCAGTATCCTAAATTGATCTGTTACGACGGCTGCCATATTAATAGTTTTTTAGATATTTATAAGATAATTTTAGGAAGGGCACCCGTATTTCTCAGGCTGGCATTTCTTCTTTGGATAGTTGGATACGTAGAAAGTCCAGCAACAGTATTTCCTGTAACACCAATTGAAACAGGATTTGAACCTCTTGTTAGTCCTCCACTAATATTCGATAGTCTTCCCCAAGAGTATTTTCCTACGGGATTTGTAATATTTCCTATCGAACTAAGTCCAACAACTGGAGAACCAGAATCTACATTACATGTAATAATTCCAATCGTTCCAGCGCTGCTCCAAGATGAAATCTTGTAGACATTATCTAAAAATGTTGTTCCAATTCCAACAGAAGCGGCATTGGAATCATCAACTGAGGTAACACCACTACCAATTCTTGTATCAAAGATATAAATTGGATATCCAGTAGAAATGCCAGAGAAGGAAGAAGAATGAATTGAGAATTCGAGTGCCAGAGGATGAGAACCTGTTCCTGCAGCGGTTGTAATTCCAGTTACAATACCAGAGAATCCATCAACACTGACAAAGTTAGTTATAAGTTCAACAGAATCCGTAGTCACTGTAGAAATTCCATTAACAACAAGTCCCGCAAAGGATGTTGGTGGAGATGCTGCACCCTTATCACTTTCATAATCAAATATTTCAGCATTGTCAACGAAAATTTCATTATCCGTGGTTGATAAATCGCCAATAATTCTTGCCGTTGGGAACACTAAAGATTCAATAGAATCTCTAGACTTGTAAACATTTTCTCCATTAATCTTTTTGTCAACTTTCTGTTTTATCCAAGTTAATGGTTTTGCATTAGTTTCATCAATTCCAGGTCCATTATAAGATTCCGTTTCAAATTTATCAGAATATGTCAAATCAAATATGGTTCTTTCATCTTGAGATACAGTTCCCTTAATCGCATTGTTTTTTAACACCTGAACATTGTCACCAACTTTCAAAGTTTGATTGATGCCAGTGACTAAACTACTATCAGTTCCAGTAATTCCTCTATAGAAGAATATTGCAATATTGTCTTCAACTTTAGGTGCTGATGTAAATACGAAAGATGTTCCACCAGTGAATTTGTAGGAAACGCCAGGTTCTTGAAGAACTCCGTTGACGAAGATTAGCAGTAAATTTTCTAATTTTTGATCTGGAGAAAGTGAATCTGCTGGTTCAAAACTTAGAAGTTCTCCATTGTAGAAGAGTGGGTATCTAACTCTTGTTCCATCCTGATAATTTTTTACGGAATCAATATAATCTAATTGTCCAAATTCCCATGCGGCAAAATTATCAGAATAAGTATCAATAACTGTTATTTCAAAATCTGATACTGGTGAGGATAAAGACTTATCAGTAACAAGTCCGACTGGTTTGATAACATCACCTCTTCGGAACGCATATCCTTGTCGAGCAATCTTAAACTCAGTAACCTCAAAGAAAGTAGAACCAATTCCAGCAGTAGAAGGACCAACTTTAACGTCCAGTAAGAGTCCTATTCCAGTATCAGTGGTTGCTCCAATACCCAGTCTAGAAACACCTGTTACTGAAAGGTTTTCATAGGAAGGATCGTTAACGAATATCTCTGGATTTGTATATCCAGTTCCACCAGCACCAACAGCGAAAGATAAAGTTCCACCAGCGCCAACAGTAGCAGTAATTGATGCTACGTCTCCAATGTGTCCACTTTCAAAAACACTAATTCCAATAGAAACCAGTCCATTATATCCAGAACCATTGAAGTCAGTTGTTCCAAGTCCTACAGATACAATTGAACCTCCAGCACCAACTACAGCAGTCACAGATGCTCCTACAAGAGGTGCAAATCCTAATCCTGGTGTAGAACCAAGAGAAACTATAATGCCGCCCCTAGGAACCTCATTTTGATTTATATCAAAATCTGAAACGACATACTCTAATGGATCTATATCTGGTTTTGTAAGTCCTGAGAAGACTATCGTAGTGATACCAACAGAGGTATCTTCATTAATAACATAGTTATTATTTCTATTATTATCTGTTGTAGGAGTTTGGAAAATATTATTTACAAATACAATTCCACTTCCACCAGTTGATCCAAGTCCTGTAGTATTTGCACCACCAACTAACAATGTAAATGTTCTGCCAATTCCAGTGAATTCATCAGAAATATCATCATAAATTTGGTTTCCAGTATAATCATTTCTTAGGAAAACTCTTCCATTAAATGTGGATGTTTCATAATCTAAGTTCAAATCTGTCTTATCGATTTGTGGATTTCCTCTTGGAGCATCGGTGAAGTAAATTGTACTATCAACAATATTAAATGCACCTTTATGAACTCTAACTACAGTAGAATCTGTGTGTGAAGTTGCAGATGTTCCAACAAAACCTCTCTTAACCAAAACAAGATTCTCTGATCCAGTATTGGTAATAGGTCCTACAGTAGTTGTTCCTAATCCGACATTAGTAACCTCCATATATTCATCATCTATTTTCAGTATATCTTTTGGAGATATTGTGGATATTCCACTTAAAGAGAAGAGATTCAAAGTTGTACTTATTGATCCACCATTTCCAGACAACTCATGAGTTATCTTGGTAGCTGCTATTGGATACTGTACCAGATTATCAATGGTGATAATCGCTTTAGAACTTCTTTTCTCCATAGTAAATCTATGGGCATTACCTTCACCCAAAGTTGTAAAGGTAACTCCAGTTCCACTTTGAGCATCAGATTCGGTGAGAGCAACTTTAAATGTATCATTCGTCAGTTTAATTGCAAATACCGTTGTAGGTAGTTCATCTGTAGCGTTATGTCTCATAGCGCTAGTACCAA